CTTCACTGTTTGCACCGTTAGTAATGCTAGTAGCAGTACCTGTTGAGCTAGCCTCATTGACTAACTGTCTGGCTTGGTTCTCAAGGAGAACAGCCATGTTTGCTTTTTCGCTCTCGTGGCCATCAAGACCTTCTAAGAGACCGGACTTTTCCCACTTGCCAGCCAACTTAGCAGCTTCATTCTGCTGGTGTTGGAGCGGGGAAGCGCCCTCTAATAATGTATTAACATTCATGTTTTCTAAAATTATTTGTTAATGTTTGCAAGTTTTTGGAATCTTGACACTGTCTCGTCAACGGATTCCGTTATAACCTTTTGTGGAGCAACACCTGAAGCTTTAGAAGCACGTCCTAAACCTTCTTTAATTGCTCTTTTTTCTACACCAGTAAAGGCAAATGACTCTTGAAGAGTTTCAAATACCAATTTAGCTTCACCAGTTGTAGAAGATTTGTCTAATGCATCAACTACTTTAACCTTTTGGGCCTCAGTAAGTGCATTAGCTCTAAATAGTTTGTTGCAGTAGAGGAGTTTACTGTTTAAAAGATTCATTTCAGAGATGGTTTCTTTAAGAGAAGCAACAGTGGCAAGGGCTTCTTCAAGGTCTTTTTCAACCTTTTTCTTACCTTCTTCCATGTCTTTTTCTTTTTTCTTACCTTCATCCACATCCTTATCGTCTTTTTTACCTTCTTCAAGGTCAGCTTCGATTTCAGCGATTAAAGCATCAATATCAATTGATTCTTCAACGTTTTCAGAAGTTCTAGCGGTAGCAGCACCTGATGCAGCAGCGGCGAATGCTTTAGCTGCTTTCATAGCTGCCATAAATTGTTCGTCGTCTTTTAACTCAGGATTGGCTTCAAGTTGTTTTTGGTAAGAAGCATATACGTCAGCAGGGAAGCCTATAAAGCTTTTACCTAAACCTTTAGCAACGCCTAATACCTTATCAGCAATACCTTCGTCAAGATCTTCGTCTTTTTTACCTTCCTTCATGTCATCATCGTCCTTTTTGCCTTCTTTCATGTCATCATCTTCATCGTATGACATTTCTTCAAGCTCAGCCATGAGTTCATCAAGATTGATTTCTTCGTCGACGTCGTCTTCTTCGTAAGACATCTCATCTACTTTGTCGTCCTCATCATAAGACATACCTTCGTCGGTAGCTTCCGCTTCCTCCTCAATGTACTCTTCTTCGAGTTCAACATCTTCTTCGATCTCTTCTGCTAATTTAGCAGAGAGCATGTTTTTGATTTTAGAGTCGAACGCTTCTTCTAATGCCATTTTAGCATTTTGCAAAGCGACTTCTCTAACAGCTTTCGCGTCAGCGATTGCTTCTTTTAATAATTCAGCCATTTTTTAAATTGTTTTTTAGGCCTCCAGTAAATAAAATACGGGAAATAGAGATTTTAGTATCTCTAATAGGGATTTGTTTTAAAATCCAGGGACGTCATTTTAATATGACGTATGCTTTTTCTGGAAATAAATATGAAAAAGATTTGGAAACCAAAAAGATTTATCGTATCTTTAGGAAAAACTATTTATACTATGATTGTTTTAGTAGCACAATACCTTTTAGTGGGAGTAATAATCGCATTCTTCCTTGAATTAATTATTCGTTGGACTGATCAAGAAGTTGGTCATTTAGAACGTATCCAAATGATTGTAGCATGGCCCATAATGGCTATAATTTTTGTGTATAATTTTATTAAAGGGATGTTTAGTTAACATTTACACATCCCTGTATTATCACAGATAATATCACGAATAATATTATGAACGTTATTATAATCCTTAGTAGGGTATTCTATACCTTCTTTTAGTTGTTGGGGGGTTAATGTAGCCCCGGGGGTTGATGGAGTAGATACTAGGTCAAAACATAGTAAATCAAAATCTTCTTGTACCATTAATACTCCATCTGAGTTTTCTTCAACTGAACCCATTCCGCGCGACGAAATACCAACTGGCACACCCGCTTGGAATAATGATTTAGCAATATTACCTGCTGGGGTAGGAAGGATTTCTATCTGGCCGTGTACGTCATTTCCATTCCACCAACATTTATTAATTTTATGGGATACGTTATTTAAGTTAATAACGGATGAATCAGGGTGGTCTAGTTCACCTAAGGCATTATTTTGTTTGACAGGGCCTTCAGCATATTTTTTCATTTCCCTTTCAAGGATAGTTCTTTCATAGATACGACCATTATGGTTTTTAACACCTGCTCTTTGGATGATGCCCTCTACAATAAGTGGACCACCTGATTTAATTGATGATTCTACTAATAATCTATCAACTTTTAATGGGATAATATCTATTATTAAATTACTCATCTTCCTTGTCCTCTATTTAATTTTCTATAGTTTTTAGAATTTTTATGGTTACTATGCTTAGTTTTAGCATGGATACCAGGTCTATTTACTTTACTATTGCTTTTTTCAAAATCAAATGCGTTAATTTTTCTTGCCATAACTTTATTTTTTTACGGGTATATATCCGAGGCGCTTAGATTGTTCAAGACCTCTATTTTTTTTATTTCTTTTACCTCTAAAGGCATTAGGTGTAGCATAAGCTTCGCCAGCACCAGCAGTAAAACTAGCACCAGTACCTGTAGTTGAGGCTTCTGATAATTCGTTTTGGATAAGCTCACGAATAATAGATCTAAGTTCTTCTATACTCATTTTTGTACAGATTTTAGTTCATTAACTAATGAATAATAATTCAATAAATTAATTACATTATCATCATGTACAGATGATTTTTTACAAAGAGGTTTAATCATATTTTTAACCTCTGTTAGTTTGATTTTAGTAACTTGATCGGTATTTTGAGCGAGGGTTTCTAACTCTGCTTTAACGGTTTCTATTTCCTTATTTAAAAAAGCTTTAAGTTTAGGACTATTAGAAACATTATAAACATATTCTTTTAATAAATGTCTTTGGTTATCTGCTAACCCAGAATATTTTTCATTAAATTTTTCCATTAACATTTTATATGTTAATGCCCTAGTTTCTTTGTCAAATTTTTCATATTCTTCCATAACCATTTCTTTTTTAGGTTTATTAGGAAGATTTTTATTAGTGATATGTTCTAATATAGCTACTTTAGAGTCTACTATAGACATAGGGTTGGCATTTTTATTCTCTAATAAATTATATACACTAGCATATATTTTATAATTAGGAATTTTAGCCTTAAAAAAGTCTTCTATATTGTACGTATCCTTTATTTCTCTAACGAGATTGTATCTTTCTCTTCTTAATGAAGATTTATTTAACTTAGAATGAGCACTAATAAGGGTTTCAAGTAACACAGTAGCGCTTGCTTCTTTATCAAATCTCTTATTGAGGAGGGCATGATATATTTGATACTCTTTTAATAAATTGGAGTTTTGCCCGAAAAATTTTTTTAAGATACCTACAGCCTTTGGAGATGTATTAGAAATTGTTTCAGACGTAATTTGTCTAGTTAACAATTCAAATAATATCCCAGTATTTTTGTACTTGGAGTGCTTAGGTTTCATGCAATAAATATATTTATTCCTATATAAATATGTAAGGAGTTCTGAGGATTACTCTTTTATAATATTTTCTTCGTCTAATAAAGAAGTTTTATTTTCTTCGTTTAATACTTGTTTACCTTTTAATCTTTTAAACGATAATTTTTTAAGTATTCTACTATTTTCTTCTAAAGCGAATGTAGAAACATTATTAGTCCTATTAGGAGTGTCGTCTGCTGTTAATCCAGCTTTACCTAAAGGATCTCTACCCATATTAGCCTGATCTGTATCATAACGGCTTAATTTTATTGGGGGACGACCTGGTTCATTTTCATCGTATCCATCAGGGATATCTTTAATGGTTTTATCTCTTTTAGTAGAATATAAATTAGCTAAGTCATGAGGAGTACCATATGATTCACCTGATTCTATAGGATCATTACCTTCATTTTCTATTTGATTAAGTCTAAATATATGAGCTGCATCATCTAAAGCTTTATTACGTTCATATTCAATTTCTTGATCTGAAAGGTTAAATATATTTTTATAAATAAAGTCCGAGGATAATATTTTTTTATCAGTAATTGAGTTAGCTAATGATACCTTGTCAGTATATAGTTGGGTTTTTTCCTGTTCAAATACAATTGATGGGCCTGTTAGTTCTAATTCAAAGTCTACTAGGTCTGAATCGGTAAATCCTTGGGTATATAAGTGTACTAAAGCGATTTTATGTAATTCTGAGACTATAGTTCTTTGTAAACGTTCAATTGTGCGAGCAAAACGGATATCCATAGCAGCTAATGTTGATTTACCTTCAAGATTTTCATCATATCCTAAAAACGCTTTAGGAATTTTAAGAGCTGCTAACATTCGATTCTTTAAATATTCAATATCAGTTGTACCATCATAATCAAGACCTTTTGTTGTTTCAATTTTAGTTGATGCATCATTACCTCTAACTGGGATATAAAAATCCTCAGTCATATTTTGAATATTAAATTTTAAGTTATAATCACCCGTATTTTGATCTACGTATGGAGTTTTTTTCATTTTAGAAACAGTGCGTTCCATAAATTGATCAATTTCATTAGGAGGAATACCACCTACATTCATGTAAAAAATTCTTTTTTCCGGGGCACGCATAATTCTGTGAATAAGCATCGCATCCTCCATCAAAATTAATTGTTTAAATACTTTACGAGCGGGTTCTAGATATGAACGACCATAAGGAAGATAGGAAGCATCTGATAATAATCTAAAGTGCGCTACCTCGTAGTTTTCGAGTTTCATTTGGTCACTTCTTCTAGCACTGTAAGTGTTAGATTGTGATAGTCCATTAGGGTCTAATATAAATTGAACATAACTTGGGTTTTCAGGGTCCATACCCTCTTCTCTTACTACTTGATATACAGAAAGTGGTAAAACATTATAAATACCAAATTTTTCTGAGATTTGCAAATGTAAGTAAAAATCTCCATACTTACACATTTGGCGAACCCAAGAAGGTAAATTAAATTCTACATTTAATACATCATAAAATAAATTATGGAGTACACGTTTAACGTTTTCATTAGATGATTTAATTGTTAAAACATCCCCATATTCATTTTTAAGAGTTGCTTCTTCAGAAATAATATCAAGTGCAGGAGCAATCAATGAATCATAATCCATAGCTTCATAGTCGCTATAAAGCTGGAGACGCATAGATGAGTAGTTAAGTGTTGGGTTGTACTGTAAAGAGGAACCTACAGGTCTATGTAATCTTGTAAATCTATCATATAGTGAATTGGATTCTAAGTTACCGTATTTTTGAATACGATCAACATCCATCACTTTTAATTGTTTTCCTCCGACATTTCTTATGATAACATCGTTAGAAAATAATCGTCTTAATCTTGTAAATAAGCTAGTATCTGCCATATTTATTGTTTATTGTGTGTGTATAAATATTTAACCTAGAAGCCAAGACAAATCTTCATCTTTTCCTCCTACTTTCATTTTATAAGCCTGTTTAGGGTCATTAATTTGTGTTGTACTAAAGAAAGGATTATAATTGGCTTTTGATGTATTTGCAAGCATAGCTTTAGTTAAATCAACTCCGTGTTGAGCAAATTTTAATGCAGTATCTCGCACGTAACACGCAGTAGCTATAGACATAATTAGGTCATCATTATAGCCGGTTTGGGCTTCTGGTCGGCCATTTTTCCATACAAATGTTCTTAATTCATCTAATGTACGTCTTGATTGAATTTGTATACTTTGTTCTTTAATATATGCATCTAATTTAGCAATAGTTAATGGTCTGGTCCTAAGTGACATAGTAAACCCAGGTACCATTTTTGATTTATCTATTAAATCATATCCCTTAGCGATGTATGCTTCAGCATCACGAGTAAATTTTTCATCTTTAGGGCTATAATACAAATTTTCATAACCCATGTCAATTACTTCTTGTATAGCAGCCCAACCAATATTTGCATTTTCAATTACAAGTAATGCTTTATTATATTCATTTGCTATATTGTATAATATTCGACCAAAATCTTTAGTTGGTACTTGGTCTTTAAATTCAGCCACTTGTGTGCAATTTTCAATATCTATAATATGAAATGCTGAATAGTCTTTAGAGTCACCTCTAGCTACATCAGCTACAACCATATATTGTCTTGTATAATCTGGGTATTCCCAAACCCATAAGCTACTGTTCATGCCACGCTTTTCTAGTGGGTCTTTTAACATTGTAGCTTCTATATGGTTTAATATTTCAGGAGGGAATACAGTATCACCGGATGTTGTAAAATCACAATCACATTCTTGTGCCGCCATTCTATCCCCTAATTCATCATCTTGTTTATCTCTCCATTCTTGATTTCGTTCTGGGTGTACAGTCCAAGGTAATCTAATAGGTGTAAAGCCACTAGTACCGTCTTGTGCTTTAGCCCATTGTCTATGAAACCAATTACCAGTACCATTAGGAGTAGATAGTATAATTGCTCTACCACCAGTGGCAAGTGTTTGTTGAGCTGAGCCCCAGATCTCTTCAATTCTATTTTCTTCGATAAACGCCGCCTCGTCAATTACTAGAAGCGAAATTGCTTCTGATCTACCAGCATCACCTGCTGCAGATACTGCTTTAATTTGAGATCCATTTTTAAGTCGCAGTGACAGTCGGTTATTTTCTACCGTAGGTAATTTTAACCAACTAGGTAACTGATCGTACATAAATCGTACTTTCGTTACTAGGTTTTTAGCTGTTTCTTGTTTTGTTGCTATTACAAGGATGTTTTTATCCTTTTGAT